GTAGAACTAGAGGTGGAGGTGGTAGAACTAGAGGTGGAGGTGGAGGTGATAGAGATAGAGGTGGAGATAGAGGTGGAGGTGATAGAACTAGAACTGCGATCGACGGAGTCGTGAATCGCCAGAACTGCTACAGAAAAGCAGCAGGGTTAGGAGAACTAAAAGTAGACCCTGCCCTCCAAAAAAGATCTCAAGCATGGGTAGATTATTTAGCTCAGAATGAGAGTTGCACGATGAGACATCCTGGTACAACCGGGAATCTATCCGAATGCGGGCAATATCTTAATGGATCTTGTCAGGACGTTATATCAGATGGTCAGAATATCGCATGGCGACAAAGTTCTCAGGCTATAGACATGTCAGGGCCTTCAGCATTTAACTGGGCAGTTGACGGATGGTATGACGAGTGCCAAGGATACAAAGATTATGGATGGGATAAAAACCCTGGTAATAACCCCGAGACGGGTCATTATACTCAGCTAATGTGGAAAAATGCTACCCGAATTGGATGCGGAGCCGCCAACTGTGGTCCTAATACCATATTAGTCAATTGCAATTACGGAGCTGATAACAATCGAGACGGTGGGGCTGGAAACTTGAATCCTCCGAGAGAGGGAGGGCGGTTTCCGCAGTCGATAGTTCCTATCAAGTGTGGTATTAATTGTGATAAGCCCGAGTAATTCACATTGATAGTATCAATTGAACATATTTGAAAAAAATATTTTTCTACATATAAATAAAAATGGTTTCATTTGCACAACAAACAAGTAGTTTTATTATTAGTGTCCTACATTTTCTAATTTCTATGGGATCTATATATGGTCTTTACTGTTTAACAATTTTTGCGTTCACCGCTAAGCCTATTGACGAAGACAAGCATAGTGACGAAGACAAGTCTTATACTGTCAGTAACTTTAACAAAAACAAAATTCTTCTCAGTAAGCTTACTGTTGGACTCCTATGGTTTCAGATAGCCCTTGCACTTATAGGAGTTTTGTTGAAAGCTTTAGTTTAAATAATTATACAATATTGTATTATTAATTTAATTATTGTCACCGAGTATGTTCTGAAACATCCCAAGTTTTGTTTAAATATATTTAAAAAGTTGTATCAGACAGAGAAATGAGAAGAGCTGTACCCAACCGTAGTTTGTTGTCTAATACATCCGAACCTAAGATAAATTACGAGGCAAATTTCTGTCCTATCCCCCCAATGTCTACTGGAAATTTAGAACCAAATGACTCTGAAAAACTTGTCTTACGTTATAGAGAATTGGTCCAAGAGATCAAGGTACTACGTGGAAAATTATATACCCGTGGTATAGATCCCGAGAAATACCTATGATCAGATAATAGGAGCGGTTTTTAAGACCTTATTTAACTTTTGCCCCCAACCCCCGGTTGCAGCTGCGATGAGTGTTATTACCATTGAAGCAATAGGACCGAGACCGGGAATTATTAAGACTATAGCCGAGATAAGTCCACCGACTAAACCAACCTTGGGCCATTCCCGTAATAGAAACCATATAGCCAATACCCAAAGTAAAATAACCACCAAAACAGTTACTAACCATCCTACCACCCCCAAACTTTCAAAAAGTCCTTTGTCTTCATCATGGTTCTCACCTGAATAGTCTTCTACTGTCTCTCCTCGTATGTAAGCAGCAATATGATGCTTGTGTTGGTGGTACTCCTTCAGTAAATTAGGAAGATAATATCTGTAATTCGTAAACATTTATTTCTATTGTGAAAATAAATACTTTTATTCAGTAATAAAAATAAAGTATGGATAGTACACCAGTTAATTGGATTGTAGATAGTAACTGTTATGTGTTTGAATGCCCACATTGTGGTATACCAATTCAGGTAGAAGACAATCAGGTAAATTGCCATATCTTCAGGCATGGTCAGACGAAGAATACATATATGGTGAGACTTTCGAGTGGGAGTGTTAGAGATCGAACTCCTCTAAGTGACATTGATTCCGATCCCGGAGTCCAACTACGCACAGGAGACCGGATAAGAGTAAGATCAGGGCCGACATCTACGTACGAGAATGCGCAAATACTATCAGTGCAACAGGGTCAACAGATACCACCGCATGCATCTAAACGTACGTGTGACGAGTTAGTTGCTCAAGGACTCATCTGGGGATGTGGAAAACCTTTCAAGCTTATTCGAGGTGCAAGCGGAAGGGTCGAGACTGCGAAAATTTGCGATTATATTTAGTAAAATAATTTTCTTATTGTGGAGACGAGTACCATTTGATAATGAAACTTATTAACAGAGATTATGTAACACTTTTCTTACATAATTGACCCACACTTTTCTTTTTCGTTATGCTTCTGACCAACAACTCCAACATAATGGTCGGTACTTTTCCTCGGCCCCCAAATCTGGAAGAGCTGACCCTTTCTTAATGATCTTTATACCATCGTCGCACTCAACAAACTTGCTGTTCACGATAGCCTTATGCGCTTTACAAGAGCAACAATCTCCTAAAGAGGAATTAACATCGTACGTAATCTCTGTTAGGGTATCGGCGAGCTCCACAAGTCTCTTAGAACCAGGGAAAAGCTTTGCGCGATAGTCAGTGAGCAGTCCGTAACAAATAATAGGTATCTTATATTCGCTTGCCATTTCTCGTAACTTCTCTACATTCTGGATCGAGAGAAACTGAGCTTCATCCACCAATACTATGTCTGCCGTGGAGATCAAAGATTCTTTTCCAGTAGGAAATTTATGATCATAATTATCACATAACACTTTCAGTTCCTTCACGTATGAAGGTTCTTCATAACTTGGGATCAAAGGAACGTTGTTAGGGTACAGTACTATGTCTGCCACTGCCTTGAGTCCCACTCTAGAGTTGATGGCTCTTACCCCATCCCTATTGTCCGCTGAAGGCTTCATCAGGATCACATTCTTACCCTGTGCGCGTAAAGTGTAAGCTGTCATTAACAGGTTAGCAGTTTTGCTACTATTCATTGTCCCATACTTGAATACAAGATAAGTCATTTATTGTTATAACACCTGAGAAATTTATTTATTTCACTTTCATTATTAAAGTTGAATTTAGGAAATCAATATTAGATAATTGTAAATGGCACTCAAAAGAATTCAGAAAGAACTAACGGAACTACAACAAGATCCGCTCTTAATGTGTACAGCCGGTCCGGTTGACTATGAAGATTTATCCCGATGGCATGCAACTATCGTGGGACCAAAAGACAGTCCATACGAAGGTGGTTTATTTACTGTTAGTATAACCTTTCCTGCAGATTACCCCTTCAAGCCTCCCAAGTTAAAGTTTATTACTGCAATCTATCATTGTAATATTAGCTCGCAAGGTGATATATGCCTGGATATCCTTAAGGATCAATGGAGCCCTGCATTGACGATCTCTAAGGTCTTATTGTCACTGTGCTCGTTATTGACTGATCCTAACCCTGATGATCCTTTGGTTCCAAGTATTGCAAATCTTCTAGTAAAGGATCGATTTTCTCATGATATGCAGGCAAAACTCTGGACAATTAAGTATGCTTCAGATCCTTGAAGAGAACTCATCTGATAAAATCTTATTATTACTTTTTTATAATAGTAATAAATGAAACGCAACATAATAGCCACCGCTATTTTACTAGTCCTAGACGTACTATGGTTATCTTTGTTCATGGGAAAAAAGTATCAAAAACAAGTGAAAGATATTCAAGGGAGAGAAATGAAAGGTCGGATACAATTTGCTGTTATATCCTATATTCTTATGATAATTGGTCTGAATCTTTTTGTATTACCCAATATCAGAGAAAATCACAAATTGATAGATAGCATGAAATACGGTGCTTTGTTCGGGCTTATAGTCTATGGTATATATGACGGAACAGCAGCAGCAGTATTTGAAGACTGGGATACGAGTCTGGCAGTCATTGACGTCGCCTGGGGGAGTTTCGTCTTCTTTATAGCCGCTTACATTGGTTCCATATTGACTCCTCAAAAATAAGTAGAATATACTATAATTAGTATAATCTATTGATTAACATATACTTGCTGCGAAACTAGGCGAGTTAACAGTGTATCCTTGGCATAACAAATGGCGCAATGGAACTATTATTGAATTGGATGTAAAATGTTCATACGAACTGTTATTGTACGGAGCCACGCATCGTTCCCACCCACATTTACATGGACCGGATAATTTCCCATTTCTCTTGATTCTTTTCCGCTTGGGAGCTAAACATACTTGAAGTTTCTTAGAACGAAAGTGCATCTTGGTTTCCGGTACCAGATTAGTTTTAATAGTAATGAGGTTTGGAAGATCCGCAATCCATCCAGGGAGTTTAGTCTTCCCTTTCATGAAGTAAAGACATAAATGTTCTAGATCCTGGCATATTTCCAGATTAGTTAGGTCAGCGTCATATACCTGTAGCTCCAATACTCGAAGTTTGGGAACTTTAGACCAATCTATACGTAGTACTCCTCTAGCCGAATCTGTTATCCTTAAGTCCGTGGTAGGAGACTTTTGAGGAGAGATCATAGATGCCCCCATACGACAATTATTGAAAAGAGTGCGTGCAGGCCAAGGAAATGGTATCCATGGACCTGGAGAATTAAGGCCACTGACCTGGAGGGATCTCAATCCTTTCAGATTTTTATTACCCCATATCATCATTAAGTTCATATAGTCGGCACTCATAGAGATATCTAGATGCCTCAAGTACCCATGTTTGTCACCAAGAGCCTTAAATCTCTTACAACTAGAACGTAGGGCTTTCATATCTTTATTACTGAAAATCCAATCCCATGTTTCGATTATCATTTCATCCGGGAGTGAGAAAAAAGAGATCATTTTTCTTCAGAAAGGTTATACTTTTGAAATATCATTTGTATTTTTTTGTATCAATATAAAATTTAGCACCATGATATAAAGTATTATGCCAAAAAATAAAGGTAAGGATATCAGTGAATTTCTGAAACAACACAAGCCTAAGCCTAAGAAGAAAATAAAGAAGAAGCAAAGGATATTGGGGATAAGACAACTCAATAAAAAGTTGAAGGAGGAAAAAGATGTAAATATTTTCTTGAAACAGGCCGTCGAGTTTAAGGATGACGAAGACCTACTCCTTGCTACAAAAACATTCACCAACACTTCCAGGGATCCATATAATCGTCAAGCCCGTACAAGCTTCTTTTTTGGTCCGTCGGGTGTGATTACTTTGTTACCCCTGAATGAGTATCGAAAATTCGTGAATGATTTTCTGGGACAACCATCGGAGAGAGTAGTACGTAGTAAAGATAAAAGTGGAGAAATAGTAGAGAAGACCATTGACGTAACTCCTTTGGGTTTGAATGAATTTTGGGATGAATATAGGGAACAACCAACAATACGTAAAATTATTCAAGTTCGAGCCAAAGAGCTAGAGAACGCTGAAGAGGAACAAAAAAGAGTCAGGGAGATTCTAGAAGAGATGGAGGTCGAAGAGAAGGAGGTCGACGAGAAGGAGGTCGACGAGAAGGTCGAAGTCGAAGATGAAGAGGAGAAACCCCGAACCACTAT